ACGCATTTCCTTACCGTAAAAAGAGCCGAGGATTGCCGCTTCAAACGAAGTCTCGTACTCCTGCAAATACTGATCCTCGGCTAATTGCGCCCGTGCGGCGGCTAGTTCGCCGCTAGGGAGTAGGCCCGAAGTGGAGGCCGGAAGGCGCAGCAGGAACCATTCTTGCGGTAGACGTTGGGCGGTCTCGTAGATTTCCCAGAACTGGTTTTTGCCTTTGGGCGTGCCGCCGAACACCGCCCAGCCCTGCTTGTCTGATAGCGCCGGGCGTATGACGTTGCCGAACACGCTTGGCTTGAAGTCGCCGTATTCGTCCATGTAGACGCCCGAGAACCCGAGGCCGCGCATAGCATCAGCGTTGTCAGCGCCGTACAAGCGTACCTGACTGCCGTTCATCAGGGTGATCGTCAGTTCTTGCTCGTTCTTGGCTTGCGTGATGGGTGCGGCAAACTCTTGGAAGTATTGCCATGCCACGGCTTTAGCCTGACTGCGGTAGGGGGCGATGTAAGCAAACAGCCCCCGATCCCCTTGGTAGGTGATGGCAGCGCGGATGATGTCGTTGACGGCGGCGACTGTTTTCCCAGCACGCCGATGAGCCACAAGGCACGCCCAGCGCTGCGTTCGATTGTGAAAGGGCATGAACGCCTGCCGAGGGTTGTACGGCAGGAGTATCTCCTTCACTTCGGCTCGCCCCACCGTATGACCCACTCCTGCGGGCCGCCGTCCTTACCTGTCGTTTCGATGCGTGCGAGTTTGGGGACATGGTATTCGACCACATCCATCATGCAGTTCCATGCCGCCTCTGGGCCTTTCTCTTTGTAAATCTCGTCCAGCCAGATGTTGAGGCGATGGGCATTGCCGTCCACAAGTCGGGCGATGGCCTCTCTCGCTTCTGCGGTTGCTTTGTTAGGTGATCCTTTAGGGCGTGCCATTGTTTATGTAGTGCAACAATAAGTATTAAAGAGTCATGCTTTGGGTGGCATTTTACGCATAGCCGCCGCAAGTTTCTTGCCTTTATCGGCTTGGTTGAACTCGCGGGCGACTGACTGCGGGATGTCGTTGCGCTTGGCGAATTCGGGATCGTGTGCAGCGGCAGCCATGAACCGTCGTTGTTTGGCACTTGTGCTAGGCATATCACTCTCGCTTTAGAATCTTGACCTTCTTTTCTTCGCCGGGGAACACGACGAAATTGCGGGTGCCGCTGCCGCCTTGGCCTCGGCTGCCTGCGTCTAGGTATTTGATGCCGGGGATGCCAAGTTGCCTCATGTAGTCTGAAGCATCGGCGTTTTGCCCAAGGTCTTTTCCTATCGTGTCGTAAAAGTCTTTTCCTGTTAAAGAGTTCCAATAAGCGTCAATTGCTTCCTGTTCTGATGCGGCTTTTGGCCCTCTAACAATTGATCTACCAATGCCAAAGGTAGACCCCGGTAAAGGTGGTTTGTCTTGCAGTACAACGTATTTATCGCCGACTTGACCAACGCGCATATCTGCTGGCAATTGTTTATCGCCAACGTTCATGTAACGCATGACCGTTTCACGAACTGCCGCTGGCTGCTTGCTTAACGGCTTATCCCAATCCAGCATCCGATCTACCATTTCGTCGGGTAGGTCGGCGGTGTAGAGGTTGCCCTTTGATTGATTAAATTTGTCCGCGTTTTTTTCTAACCAATCAGCAGCATCTTTCCTGCCAATTTTGTTTAATGTTTCTACTTTTTCTTTAATGGTTGTGCCAGTAGAAGATTGACTCATTGCGTATTTTGCCAATCCTTCTGGCGACTTTTTGTCGGAAAAGTCTTGCACCCATTGACCATTGAAATACACATTATCTTTGCCTTGCAAAGGCACAAATCCACCACCGCCCGTTGTGTAGTGTTGAGCAACATTCGGGCTTTCTGCGAAATAGATGCCATGTCCATAGGCTTGTGCGCCTTCGCCCGTGCCAATCTTGCTGGCATCAAATTCTTCAAAACGGTGCGGACTACCGTGGTAAACGTCAATCTCTGACATGACCGGCGCTTTGCCGCGCATCGGGCTGACCATTTCGCCAATGACTTCGCCTGCGCCTAACGGGCCGCTGCCGACTTTTTGGGCGGTGTAGCGCAAAGCGTCAGCGATGATGGCAGGGTCGCGCACAACGGCTTTAACGCCCTCGTATGCGCCTCTGGCTGCGCCGATGGGGTCGGTCACGATGCCCTTGACCCCTTCTAACTGATTGGTCAGCCCTTCACCGATGCCGATGGATAGGTTTTCCAAATCTCGTCGGAGGTTTTGCGAGGGAACCGGGGTAGGCAGTTCTGCGCCGGGAACTGGCACCGACTCCATCATGCGCCGACGGCGTTCTTCCTCGGCTTGTCTGTAGGCGAGGGCAGCGGCAAGGCGGCTGCGGTCAACCGCCATTTACTTAAACCGCCTCAACTTGTAGGTCAGCGAGGCAATCTCACCCACGATCTCGTCGATGATGTTCTGCAAGTCGGTGTCTTTCGGCAGGTCGCCTCGGATGCCCTTCACGAACGTCAGCAGGCTGTCGGCGTAGGCAGCAGCGTCTTTTTGCACCTTAAACCCGTCCGGGTAGTCGTCCAGCGGGATGATGCCGTAATGGCCCTGATACGCCTCGGCGTACTTGTCCGCGAGGTCGATGATGTTTTCGTAGTAATGGCCAAGTGCCTTGTGGGCGGCATAAGACGGCGTGTTGAGGTGCAGGTAATGGGCCGCCGTACTGCTGTGCAGCAAGACCCCTACGAATTCAGCAGCGTCTTTATGGCTCATTGCGGCGTCAACATGAGGTTAGGCAGGATGATTGCAGTCGTAGCATCCCCGATTGCAAAACGCTCTGTCAACTGCCGTTCGGGTGGGTACACCAAGATGCGCTGACTCACGTTCATCTGCATCGCATTCCACACGCCCTTTTCGATGCCCTCAAAGTCGTCCAGCGTGATGATGGTTTCGGCGTGGCAGAGCCGCTCAAGGTGCGCCTTATCGTCAACCTGCAGCCGACCGTCTAGGTGCAGATGATCAATCTTGCCCTCCAACCCCGCCAGCATCTGCGTGCTGCCCATGTGGTACTGATGAATATTGCCGTGGATCGGCAGTTTGAAGTCGTGCGTCACATCGCAGGTATGCACCTCGGCCCCGTCGCGTGATAGCACAAACGTGGACTTGCCGATGTAGGTACCAATTTCGGCAATACGCTTTGGCCTGAAATACCGCACTACTGCCCAAAGCGCGATCAGGCTGGCGTGGGCCGTGGAGCCGGTCTTGCGGTCAGGGTCTAGGCTCTCAAGGCGTGAGATTCGCTCCCACGGCAGGTCATCCAGCCCGTCGAACAGGGTGTCCCAGATTGCGCGGGATAGACGTTTACGGTTTAGGTTCAGCATAATCGGCCTATGTTTGTGTTTTTCCACGTCGGTGAGGACTTAACCCTCCCGACCTCCCTTGTCCGTTCTATCTTGGCCCACAATCCGGGCGCAGAGATCGTACAGGTCACCGACCGCGATACCCCGACCGTGGAGGGGGTCACATGGACGCACGCCACGGACGTTGACCGGCAGTACCTCATGCTTTGCCGTACAGGCGCGTGGGCCGATTTGGGCCTAGACGAGCCTGCCCTATACCTAGACACCGACATGATCGTAAATCGCCCCATATCCGTTGCGTCTGCGTTAGGAGAGGGGTCTGTAGCCATGTGTCGGCGGTCGTATAACCGTGACGCCATATTCAACATCCGTCAGCGGGGGCTGGAGTTCCCCGAGTACGCAGGACGCACGCTGGATAGCCTGTACCCCTACGTCGGCTGCTGCACGATCACGGCGGATGCCGGGGTCTGGGCTGACCTGACCGAAATGTATTACGCCCTGCCCGAGAAGTTCTGGCGCTGGTACGGCGATCAGGAGGTTTTGCGGGAGTACGCAAGGATGCACCCCGTCGTTGACCTTCCCGAGAGTGAATGGGCGGGACTTCCCGAGTTCGGCGGTCACCCGCTGATTACCCATTACAAAGGCCAACGCAAGAAACTCCTAGCGTAGGTGTTCGGGTTTAATTGCCGCAAGGTAGCGATCTGTCATTTCTTGGATTGTTTGTTCGGGGTCACGGGCAACGTAGAACTCACCGCGTCCCTCAAATATCCGTCGGAAACGCTCTTGGCTTTCGGTAATACGGCCTTTTGGGGCTTTGATTTCAACCCAGCAGACCCACTCCGTTGTGTCAGGGAGCGTTTTCGTAACCAACTTGTCTGGGACGGAACCGACTTGAGCGTAATCGTGTACCTGAAAACCTGCTTTACGGAGGGCTTCCGTGATGATTTTGTCGTTGCTGTCCCGTCTTGCGGCGTATCGCATCGCGCCTCATTCACCAGTCTGCCTAACCATATTTGCCACCAAATCCTGTTACTCGGGTAACCGTTCAACGGGGGTATTCGCACGATCTCTCAACCTCTCCACAGCCCTTTCACCCCACAGTTGACGCACTAGGCCCACCGCATCAGGGTCTGACAATACTGCCTTGGCACCTGCCTCACGGACGAGTTGTGCCACACGTTCCCGATCAATCTCCGCTCCAGCGGCTAACCGAGCATCAAGGTAACGCAGACGGTTGAGCGGTGACTCCCTGACCAACTCATCCCACATGACTCTCGCTGATTGCCCAATATCTTCTCTGGGCTGACTGGGCTTACTCTCGGGGTATGAAGTTTCATCTCCCATGCTTAAAACCCTGATGACTGATGGTGAATCCGCACGGAGTTAGAGACAGAGTGCGCCTAACTCGGGATCGTGCGGAATTGATGACTGACGGAGCCATCCGCTGTCGGCTACTTTTGCTCAAGGTTCGTCCCCTTGAGTGCCATTTGCGCTTCCCGACTGACGCCGCGCACCTAGAGGCTGGCCGCCCCGATCTAGGTTTAAGGTGGCTCTGTGCGTTGTTTCCCCGACCAGAGTACCCGAGCGAATGACGTAGGGGCTTGTTGACAGGCTAGTTAACGCTGTTAAACTGCCTCTACGCCGAACTGCAACCCGAGCGTACAGGCTTCCCGAAAGCCGCGTCAAGCCCTCACAGCCCCCCTGTGGGGGTTTGTCGTTTCTGGCCCTCTGTAACCGCATTAGCGGCCCTGTGGGGGCTTTACTAGCCCTGCCTTGTACTGCCATACCCGGGCCGCAGGAATAGCCCCTGCCTTAACCCACTGGCTGACAGCGCCCTTGGTCACGCCAAACGCATCGGCCATTGCCGACTGGCTGCCGTACCGCTTTAACAATTTCTGGATGTCCATGACGGCACTATAGCGGCCTAAACTTTTTTTGCATAGGGGTATTGACATGGGTGTATAGGTTGCTAAACTGGCCTCGTTGACAGACACAACGCATCCACAGATAGGAGATAAAAATGGCCGCGCAAAATTTAGTATGCAAAAAATGCGAAAGCACGAAAGTGCGTTTTCAAGCCGATGTCAAATTCAACGGCAAAACTCAAAAGTTTCAGATAGACCAAGTTTTTGCTCGTGGCTATTGCCAAAATTGTGGCAATGTTGGCAGCGAGGGAGACGGGTTTTTGTTCTGTGACACAACGTCACCGAAAATTGAATACGTTTGTTAATTATTACGGGCGGGGACTGCAAACCCGCCTTCTTTTAGGAGCAACAGATATGACTCTAGAAGAAGCGCTTGATTCTCCGCGTTATGCGCTTACGCGCATGGATCGTCCTGCGTCTTGGGACACAAGTTACTTAAAACTTGGCGCAACCATTTATTGGCACGACGATGAAGGGTTCCGCGTTGCAACGATGCGGACGACGGTTGCGGAAGTTGAGCCGCTTTTGAAAGCGCGTGGTCGCAGCGTTTGGTCTTACCGATAATAGGAGCAACAGAAATGCTTACCACCCAACGACACATCCTTGGCCTTTACTGCGAAATTGAAGTCGCTTACTCGTTTGACGCTGACGAACGCGGCACGTTTGTAGAGTTAGATGAAGTCTGGATTCTTGGGTACTACCCTGAGGGCTGCGAGAGCGACTCAGTACGCCGCAGCGATTACGTCAGCATCAACGCCAAGGCTGACATCCGTTACCTGACCGACGCCGAGATTGACGATCTCAAGGCCGAGTGCGTGGATCACGCCGAGGCCCGCGCCGCCGAGGCCGGTCACTACGAGGACAGCGCCGATGAATAAGCGCCCCTCACTCTGGCCCGTAGTCCTGCTCATTGTTGCCGTGTACCTGCTGGCCGCGCTCGTAGAGCCTTGCGACGGTCATTCTTGCGATGCGGAGGTGACACATGGAACCCGATGACCTCACATGGTGGCACCAGCAGGATCAGGAACTACAGGAACGCGAGGAGGCGGAGCGCATTGACGCCTGCAACCGCGCATTGGCAGAACTGAAGGAGAACAACGATGAAGGTGTATGAAAAGATCGCGGCAATCACCGCCGAGTTGAGCAAGATTGGTATTAGCAAAGACAGCAAGAACCAGTCGCAGGGCTACAAGTTTCGTGGCATTGACCAAGTGTACGGGGCGCT